TCAGCTCTGGAGCCACCCCATAGAGTTCAATGTAAGCCTTGATTTCCATTTCTATATCATCAAGATTAGGACTGGAATCAAAGACCCATTGTATATGCGACATACTCTCCAAGTACTTATCATAGTAGCGAGGATTATCAGTAATCATTTTCTCAACTGTCTGCTGAGTATGACCTGCTGTATGTGCAGATGCTCGCATCATTACTGTAGCGGTATCAGTATCTGCTGAAAAGAATAAAGTAGGAACCTTTGCCTGAATGGTATAGACCAGAGCGAACATAGACTTACCAGCATTGGGCGCAGCAGCGACCATACATACTTGGCCTCGTCTAAACTTTATATCTTTCTTCTCTAGATCTTTCCATACTGTAGGCAGGGGTTGTGCTGTAGTGCGAGAAGACTTCCAAGCTCTATCTAATCTAAGCACTACGCCCCTCCTTTGGCAGTTTTATATTTCTTTTCCTTCTGGCAGCCTCTAATTCAACGACTGTAAGGCCACCCCAGATACCGAATCTTTCGTTCTGTATACCCCATTCAGCGCATTCGGTTTGGTGGACACATCTTCCGCAGATAGTTTTCGCAAAACTTGTATGGTAACGAGAACTACTGTCTGTTCCAGTAACCTCTGGGAACCAATGGTCTCCTCCGACTTGTGCACATAGCGGAGCCTCGTATTCACGCGGCTCTCGCATAGTGTTACGCCCAAATCGTTGCCGCTTGTTGGTCCTTTGGAACCTTAGCACCAGTCCACTTAGGACCAGCAGAAGGATCAAACCAACCCTTGTATGGCTTGCCAGTTGCCTGAGCTTTGCCGTGCTTTAGAACCATCTTCCCGCGAGAACACTCTGGTGCGCTTGGACTGTTGTATACCCAAGTGTTGCCGTATTTATCTACAACTGTTTCTTCTCCGCCAGCAGATGGTGCTGATGCTACTGCTGGTGCACTAGCGTAAACGGGAGCAGCAGGTGCAGAGCCTCCAAACGCTTGGCTTGTGCTAACAATAAGTGCTGAAAAGTCAGACGCTGCTGTTAGCAACGACTCCAATTCCTCCTTAGATGTAGCGTAAAGATTGATAAGAGTTCCATCTGGTGTCTTGAAATTGACTTGGAACTTTGTTGATTCTGGTGCAGCCATTTACTTACCTCCATTATGTTTGATTGAAAGGCGCAGACTATCCTTGCCTTTTATAGTTGGTACGAATCCAAGAATCTCTTGGACTTTATCTTTATCTACTTGCTTAGGTCCAGCCACTTCGGTCCATCTAACTTCAACGCCTGTAGCTGTAACCCCGACAACACCAGTCAGTGCTTCTTTAATAGCATCCTTCTGAGCTGTCAATTCTTTTATCTTGTTATCTATTTGTAGAAATTCCAAAGCCTGATTACTTGCCTCATCATTATCAATGAGTGGTAGTTCAGCCTTTGTATGTTCTTTTTTTAGACCAACGCATCCAATCTCACCAGATGCGTCAAAGTATTTACAGTAGAACTTACAGTAGCTCTCATCCTTTTCAGGTTCAGGAGCAACCTCACTTGTCTTGATAGCCTCTAACCAAGATAAGGCTTCAAGCGCGACAGCAGGGTCATACTTCTCCGTATGGACCTTGACATCGCGCTCGTCACCGTCTCGCGGTATTGCTACCAGATGAACATTAGTGACCTTCCCCAAGCCACTTTGGTCTATCAGGTACCCGTAAGTCTGGATTTGCCAGCGTTGTTGCTGACTTGGAAAGTAAGCGAGGTTCTTCAACTTCACTGTCTTCCAATCCACTACATCGCCTGTCCCAGGAATGTAGAGATCTACGTGGGCCTTCATTCCATTATGCTCAACAGTCTGCTCAAGCATAACTTCTTTATTGTTTGACAAAGCCTTTTCAATGGTGTCGTGAATAGCAGTTCCCATAATTGCAGCGAGCTTTAACTCTCCGCCATTGGTCTTTTGTTGTCCGTTTAATTTATACCAGACCTTGCGGCGACAGCCACCTAATTCTGATGGACCTATCTCTGTTTGTATTGACCTGCCACGGGAATTCTCTTTTTCATACAGAGCTTTAACAAGTAAATCTTTTACATCCATTTGTATTCTTCCCACCTGTTTATTGTAATCCGAAAGAATATCAGATTGATTACAAATATTCTAGCCAACAACTGCTTGGGCATATCTTCATATTCTCTGTAGTAATCAAGACCAAAACCCCAGTTGCCTAAGCTCCCACGAGTTACATACATAGTCCACTTCTGATTCAACTTAACTCCTTCTCAATCGCTTGAATAGTTGGGCAAGGATACTCGTAATCAGCATTGCAACCTATACACCAAATTCCAGCCTTGTAATCTTTAGGCTTATGCAATTCAACTACTGTACGAAGGGCATTTATGAAACACTCTGGTTCCCATCTCAACCCTGATTTAATATCAGAATGATACTTATTGATAACTACTAGCAATTCTTCGTATGTCACAATAGCCTCCCTTGAGTGACACATTGAATCGGAGGGCAGGTATTGATGTCAAGGATGCTGGCTATTTCAACGGCGCGTCTGGCGTGTTGCTCTACATTACCCAAAGTGAGACGACCCACACGATCATAAAGATAACCGAGAGCATAAGCACCACCACTGCCGATTCCATAAATGCCTTCATCCGACTGGATGAACGAGAGGTCTGTTGCAATATGGAATAGGTTGCCATCAAACGATACAAGGTAGTCAAACCCTGCTTCTTTATCTTTCGCTGCTTCATAAGGTTCATATCCATTCTCTTTGAATGCTTTAAGTATGGATGGCATAACCTTCTTACCCATCCAAGACACGGGATCAGCTCCCTTGTAAGGTGGCGGGCTCCAGTTATAGGCGAGAATATCACCAGGTCTGGAATCACCTACCAGTCCCAGTAAGTATTTACCAACACTAATAATCTTTGGTGTAGTACTACTTATAGTCCGTAAGTTATCTTCAGTAATCTGGCTATCAGCAGCCAGTATCACTAAGTCTTCTATCTGTATTCCTACCAGTGTCGTCATAGCAGAGAAATATACCTTCCTACGGCGTGTCGTATCAGTAACGACACACCTTGTCATTAAAATATGAGCGGAGCGAATAAACAGTAACAGCGTTCCGAGCCGCCTAGAGGCGGCGAGAGGCGACTGACATCAGGAAGGAGCCGTGAACTGAGTGTTGTTCCGTCTACTTCGGCTGCTGAAATATAGCACTCCTCTGCCACCAATACAGGCAGCTAACCTTAGAACTCTGGGACCAGTCCACGCCTGCTCTTGTGGCTCTACAGTCTTTAATATCTTTGCTCAGTTTGAAGACTATGAGATTGCCTGGTGGGGTTTAGATGGAAGCTGTGCTAACTGTGGCAACTTAGTCAAGGTGCCTTGTCCTATTGATAAGAACGAGAATAGTTTTTAGGCATAAAAAAAGAAGCCCCCACCCCGTTAGGGATGAGGGCCTTTTGCCTCGCGCTTGCTACAAACTGTTAGTTTGAACCACGTCCAAACTCTGGGGCTGATGTATCTAGCCACTTGAGTACTGGACCTAGGAAGCCAGCCAAGGCTGCAGTTCCAAGGACCTTAAGATCAGTCTCTCCTGCTAGGTATAGTGCAATAGCTGCAGCAGCGGCTGCACGAAACCAAGTAAGACCGACTTGCTTTAATTGTTCCATTAGATTGCCTTTCGTTTTGTATTGTGAACCTTGCAGCAGGTGCATACTGGTACCAAATTGGTACCTTTTGCTACCTTCTTCTTTGGCGCAGGCTGTAATTTAGCCAGAGCCTGGTTCACAATTTTAGGTTGATTCATCCACCAGAACCAAGGGCTAGTGTCATTAGCCATATCAGCGTTGATAGAAATATGAAGATGCTTGACGTGAGAATTACTACCCCTGTAAGGACGATTGCCAGAACTAGCCAACTGGCGTGACCAAATCTTCTTATTGAAGATAAGGTAGGAAACGCGCTCATCCTCTTTAAGTTTTTCAAAAATAACGGCACAGTCAATACCTGCCTTTGGGTCGTGGGTCAGGTCTACTGCTAGTCCAGTATTGTGATCTGAATTAGGACTTGCCTTGATGTGAGCCTTGCTTGGCAGTAGGCCATCCGATGCCTTCTTGCGATTGGGAACAAGCGCAGTTGCCTGCCTTAGAACGGCAATGGCTGCAGGTGTTGCACTCTTTACAACAGGTTTCATTCATTTCCTCAAGGCTTCCTTGACTAGCTCTGTTAATAATTCTACTTTTTCTTCTAGTAAATTGACTTTATCCTTAAGACTTGAGCCACCATTAGGTCTTAGTTCATATAGGTAATGCTTAACTAGCCAGCGTACAACGC